TGGAAGGAGTTCGTGAAGTGGGGTGAGGCTGGTGCTATCGCCAGCATTGAGCAGTCCATCAAGAACGGCTGGCAGGGTCTGTTTGAACCCCGTGTCGGATACTCTAAGGGTAATACAAATGTCTTGACTGCCCGTGACCACGAATCATTCTGAACCTATGAACCCAGAAGTAATTCATCGCCTTGGCTATGGTGCTTGGGCTGAAAACATCATCGTTAACTACATCGAAGACTACAGCGATGTAATCAAGTCCAGCAAAGGAAATCATACCATCGAACACGAACATTACACGATGAACTGTTCTTGGGACGATGGTACGCTGTCCATCAGCATTCGTGCCTATGTGGATGGAGATGGCTGGCAGACCCTTGAGCAGACCATCAAGGTATGAGCGACATCGCCTGTCATTGTGGACGCAGAGGTGCGTTGTTCGCCAAGAATGACGGCTCTCTGAAGTTGGTTCGCTGGCATCATTGCCGTGAGCATCTGGACAAGGAGCGTGTCGCTCTGGCTGGTCTTGTAGACTCAACTGTTCCTCCCTCTATCCCTACTATTTTCCTAGATACGGATATCAATCGTCTTCACCCTAAGATTCAGACTGCTCTTGATTGGAAGCCCGAAGGGGATGTCTCTGGATTGCTCCTTCACGGCACGACAGGCGTGGGAAAGACCCGTGGCATCTGGGAAATCATCAAGCGTCTCTGGGCTGAGGAGACCAAGAAGGACAAGCAACTTCAGTTTGAATTCCTGACGATGCGTAAACTTGAAACTATGATTGAGTCTGGATTCAAGGAACAGAAGCACGGCTCTGCCATCGACTACCTTATCTCCGTGCCTCTTCTGGTGCTTGATGACTTCGGCAAGGAGCGTCTGACACAGCGTATGGCATCAGACCTGTTTGCTATCGTGGACGAGCGTAGCACGGCTCGTAAGGCTACAATCATCAGCACGAACTTCAATGGCTCTACCCTCTTGGAGCGATTCGATAATCGTGATAAGGAGACGGGCGTTGCCCTTATCCGCAGACTTAAGGATTACTACAGGGCTGTTGGGGTAGGTTGATTTCCCTGTTGACCAAGTAATACCATTTCTTTTTATGACCAACCCTATGAAACGCCTACTCGCCCTACTGATTGGCTGTGTCTCTGTTGAGGCTAAGTCTATTGTCACAGATGATTATCTGGACAAGGTTGCTATGATTGAAAGCAACTTCAACTATGATGCCGTAGGCGACAAGGGAAAGGCTATCGGTGCTTGGCAAATGCACGAACCAAGTTGGCGTGAGGCTTGCCAGCGTCTATCCCGTATGGACGGGGCTGGATTCACCGCTTGGGATGACTTCACAAACAACCACAAGAAGTTCGCCAAAGACCCAGATGTCAGCCGTCTCGTAGCCAAGATGTATTTGAAAATTCTTGAAGAGCAGATGAATAAATCCAAGATTAAGGTCACGCCAATCGCCCTGTATATGGCTTACAATCTTGGCTTCCACGGAGCGTGGCAGAAAAACTTTGACCACAAATCTTTCTGGCTTGACAGCAAACGCAAGAGCATCCTTGCAAGAGCAAACCAAATTCTTTCCCGATGAAGAAAACAACTACAAAGAAACGCACACGCAACCACGAACTTATGCTCACACTCCGTGTGTCTAAGGCTCTGTTCAAATCATTGAATACTGTGTCAAGCAAAATCTCGATGACTCGCTCTGATTATGTCAGAACTATTTTGCAAAGAGATGTTGACACGCACCCCCTCTCGTAATACTACCTATCTATGCTAACCGACCACCTTTTTACCTACACGCCCAACAAAATGAACGACAACACTCCAGAACAGCAGGTTTCTCTCGTCAAGGCTCTTGTGGCCTTCGTCAGCGAAGCCCAAGATGTCCACGCTGACAGCGATAATCCCTTCCACAAGTCACGCTATGCCAGCCTTCAAGCCCACCTCGTTGCCCTCAAGCCTCTCGCCAAGAAGCACGGCCTCGCCATTATCCAGATGCCAATCGGTGACATCGATGCTGTCGGTATCCGCAACATCATCATCCACGAAGACGGTGGTATGCTTTCGTGCAACGCTCTCGTCCCTGCTGACAAGGGTATGTCTGGTCAGCAAGCAGGTAGCCTGTATTCTTATGTCCGTAGATACAGCCTTGCTTCCATTGCTGGAATTGCAACTGAGGATGACGATGCGGAATCCGACCGTGTTGTTAAGTCTGCTCCTAAGAAGGAATATGTTAAACTCGAAACGAAGCCGACCCCTTCTGGAACAAAGTACATTCCTAATCCGACAGCAAAGCCTTCTGCTGGAGGAGAAGTCGTTGCCCCTTTCGGTGACCTCAAGGGAACTCCCCTGTCTCAACTCCCGCTGAAGTCCGCTGACCGTAGCGTCAAGTTCGGTGACCTCAATTACTTCGCCAATGTCTGGAAGCCCAAGCCCTTTGGTGACAACACCGAAATCAGCCCCCGTGACCTCCGTGTCAAGGCTGAGGCTGAACGCCTCTGGGCTATCGCCAATGGCGACCTTCCAGAGCCTACCGTAACCCAAGACGAAGTTCCTTTCTAATCCTAACCTAAAACCAATATGTCCCTACAAGCCAAGCAGTATCAGAACAGCAACTACATCATCCTTAGCGATGGTCGTGTCGCTCGTCTCCTCAAGCCCACCAAGATTCATCAGCAGACCTACATCAACTTCATCATCGATAAGAAGATGAAGCGGGTGAACACTCAGGAACTGTCCAAGATGTTCTCTGAGGCAGACAAGAATGGCGTACAGTATTAAGTCCCACGGGCTGACCTACCTACGCCACGCTGTAAATCACAGGAATAAGAAACTGAATTATATCAGTCTTCCCGTGGAAAAAGCACAAGAAATCCTAGACGCATCCAAAGGCTTCCAGCCAACACAGGGAGAGTATACTTTGAAGAGTAACTCCCTCAAGGGTGCGGCTGTAGTCCTTGCAATGGATGCCAAGGAACTAATGCTACGCCTTAACTCTCCGCTTCCAAGCAAGTTGATGAACGAACTTGCCGAAGCAAAGAATAAGATTAAGGCTCTAGAACACGCTGGAGACACCCTTGCTATGGGTTGCGTAAATAAACACGCTATCAAGGCTTGGGTTGATGCAAAGGTTTTCATTCGATGAACCTCCTACATATCTATCGTCTTGCCCTCACCGAAGGGCTTACAGCCAAGCAAGCGGGTGCTAAGTACAATGTAAACCATTGTTCTCTTGCCAAGTGCAAGACCCGTTATAATCTTCCCACGCTTAAGAACGAGTGGGACGCTGGATATGAGGAAGACCTAGGAAAACTAAGCGACCAGCAGTTGCTTAAATACCATGAGATGCTTATGCTTCCTAAGAACAGCAAATCTGTTCGTGAACTAAATGTCTGCAAACTGCTTATTCAGAAGAGAAAACTGTGTCTGAAGTAAACGATTATGCAAAGCAGTTACTTGCACGGTCTGATGCAAAAAGACCAAGAGGAAGAGTCAAAGGCTCACACAGAGGAGGTAGCGTTATTGCTGGAAAAATGCCAACTGCTTGGGAGGTTAGTAGAGCCTCCGAAGAACTTTCTCGTAACAAGGCACGATGGGCTATCCTTCTTGCAAAACCTCTGAACAAATGGAAGCCAATCAAATGACAATCGAGGAACTTAAATCCGAGAACGCACGGCTTAAAGAGGAAATCAAGATGCTTGAAGGCCGTGTACGCTATTGGAAGATTGAGGCTGAATGCGACCATGGACGCTGGATTCGCACACTAGAAGACCTTGAACATCTTCGTAATCTAAAATGATTCACGAATTCCGAAACCCAATCCCCGTAAACACGGACATCGGCTATGGCTGGCTTATGTATGTGAGGGATGGCGGGACTTGGTCTAACGACATCTTTGCTGTTGTCTTAGAGAAGGATGGGGTCATTCGTCATATGCGGACTGACCAATTCAAGGTTCTCCGTAACGACACATTCGATATTTCCAATGAGCAAAATGATTAAGTTCGTAGCCGTGGGCGATAACCACGGAGACCACATCGACCAAGATGTTGCCAAGCAGTTTTATAAGTTCCTAAGATGGTTCAAGCCTAGCGAGGTCATCCATCTTGGAGATAACTTTGATTTCCGTTCTATCCGCAGGGGTGCAGGACGCAAGGAAGAAGATGAGTCGCTTGTCGCTGATGTCAAGGCTGGCAAGGAATTCATCAGTAGAATTCAACCTACTGTATTTCTAAACGGAAACCACGATGACCGCCTAGACCAAATCATCAATGGCTCTACCCATGGCATGATGGTTGACTACTGCCACGACCTCAAGAACGACATCCGTAACCATCTAAAGAAGAATGGTTGCAAGAAGATTTACGATTACCACGCTGAAAAAGGTGTGCATCGTCTTGGAAAGGTAGCCTTCGTACATGGCTATACCTGCGGAGTTCGTGCTGTAGAGGAACACGCTATCCATTACGCAGACCCTCAAGGTGCTGTAATCATGGGACACCTACACAGCATCCAGCAGGTTAATGCCCGTAAGCATAACGGGGCTGTAGGCTTCTCTGGTGGCTGTCTATGCCATAAGTCTCCAGACTACGCCAAGAACCGCCTAGCGACCAGCAAATGGGGGTCTGGATGGACTTATGGGTTCGTGCAGGGCAAGGATTGGAAAGTCTGGCAAGCCCACCGTGTTGGCAAAGAATTTATCTACTCTGTAAAAGGACTATGAACAATCCAATCCGATATAATCTCAACACAGTCGTAGGTATTGTTGATGAAGACGAGTGTGGTAAATATGTCCTGCACTCCGACTACACACGCCTCAAGGCCGAGGTCGAGCGTTCAACTGCTTGGGGTCGTGGGCTTGAGTCCGACCTGTCCCACGCAAAAGTCGAAATCTCGTTCCTCAAGTCCGAGGTCGAGCGGCTGACCGAACGACTGAACAGGCATCTTGAGATTAATGACGAA